ACTATTTGAGAAAATGCGAAAGGGGAATTGTAAAAACAAAATATAAACCCCTCTATGAGTTTTTGAAAAAGAAAGGTTACGAACTAATGTATAAAGAGAGAGTAGAATAATATGGCAGCACCGACACCGACAGAAATAAGGACATTTTTAGAAGGCTATGGTATAACAGATAGTATATTATCTGATGAGTGGTTGACTGCAAGAATGACAGGACTTGTCATTCCATATATTGAGCGTATAACAGGCATGATTTTTGACGGTGAAGAAAATATAACAGAATATCTGTCAGGAAGTGGGCAAGGCATTTTAATGTTATCAAGAAAAAATGCAACCTCTCTGGTATCAATAGAATATGTATCGGGCAATGATGTACTTTCAGAAATAGGACTGGGGGGAGTGGTACTGGTTGAAGGTGGAATAATAAAAGCAACGAGTAATGTCAATGAGGGTGGGATTTCAACCATATTCAGGCGAGGAAATAGAAATGTCAAAGTAGTTTACAAAGTGGGGGAAGCCTATTATCCAGTACAGGTAAAAGAGGCTATGATGTATCTATCAGCAGAGCAGGCACTTGGATTTATAGGGGCACGGACAGGGGGAGGCTCTTTATCTGTTCAGGGATTTAGCAGGAACTTTGGAGAGCGTGGAAAATGGCAGGACATTAGAAACGACCTGAAAAGACAGGCCATGTTTATTTTAAAATCTTATATGACTGGAGTTGTAGGGTCAATATGACATATCGCAGGCGTACAATTAGAGGAAACTCATGCACTGCAAGACGCAGCCGATTATTTATATGAGCGGGGCAGTGAGGTTAAAATATATCTCAATGATGAAACAACAATTGACCGTGATGAGTATGGCAGTGTAAAGAAAAGAGTACCGACATATAAGACATTCCATGCTTTTCCGCTGGATTATAATCCCACAGATGACCAGCTGATGAAAGCAGGAATCAGGGAGCAGGTGGATTTATTGATTACTCTTGCAACTAAACATTTAGCAGATGAGGGGATGTCATATAGTAGCATAGATAGTGGACGTTATGAAATAGAGGTCAATGGGGACATATACAGCATTAAGGATAAGAATCAAATAAATATGTTTAGTCATGTTTATTTGAATATAATAATAGGATTAAGTAAAAAATGATTGAGATGCAGGTTGTTTATGAGCAGCTTATAAATAATAAATACAAGGGTTAAAAAAAATGGAGTGGAGTAAAATAATATTCAATGCGAGTACGGTAATAGGGATATTGATTGTTCTATTGCCTGTTATATGGAATCTATGGAAAGCAAATCAAAAACAGATGATTGAAACTGTAAACATGAATATGAAAAATGCCGCTAAAAATTATACTGAAAAAATAATTGATATAAAAGATGAGTTGAAACATCTACGAGAAATGCACGAAGATCATTATGAATTTCAGAGATTGCAAATACAGAAAACAACAGCGATAGAAATAAATCTAAATAATACAATGAAAACTCTTGATAAATTATATTGTGAGCATATGAGAATACATAGCAATGGAAAATATAATGACTGTTAAAGTTAAATTTTCAGACAAGTATCATGCAAAAAGGAAAAGAATCAGTAGCTTGCCTAAACTTATGGAGCGGGCCGTTTCTGGACTGACTAAAAAAGACCTGATAGGAATAAATAAAATATTCCATGATGGAATTAAAAACAATACATTGAGATTAGAAAAACTTGCAGAGATAACTATAAACAGTAAAAGAAAAAAAGGATTTTCAAAACCAACGGTCCCGCTTTATGGAAAAGGGGATGATGCAGAAAAAAGAAGTTATGCTAATATGATGAACATAACAAAGCAGGGAGATTCATGGGTGCTGAAGCCGTCAACAAGAATGCACTGGAGCGGGAAAATAAAATTATCGGACCTTTTTAAAATCCATGAGTACGGGGCAATAGTGAGACAGACAAGGGGAGAGACTGAAGTATTGATACGGATTCCCCCACGGCCTGCACTTCTATTGTCATACAGGCGTTATTTGATAAACAAAAGGAAAGACAAAAAAGAACAGAGCAGGGAAGTAAGACAGGCGATGACAGACTATATAAATAATGCAAGCGATAAAAAATTAAAAGGTTTTGGTAAATTTGTGGACAAGGTATTAGATAACGAATGAAAAAAGTAATTGATAACATAACAGCATTGACAGGCTGGACTGCTTCCGGTGGGGCCTCTGTTCATGGGATGTCTGGAAGGTCAGACTTTGCAGCCGGGAACAATGACACGTCTTTAATTGTAAAATTTGCCGGAGAAAACAGCTATATAGAAAAAATATATAGTGAGGACATATCTGACTATGATGAAATAATTATCTGGATACAATCAAGAAGTCTGGGCAAGAAATTTTACAGGTCTATTGATGACTATGACTATAAAATTGACTTCGGCAATAGTGATAAAGAATTTTATTTGCCTGTCAATAGTGATTTTTATTATGTGAGGATAAAAGCAGACTTCGATACAATAACAAGAATGAGAATAACAGCGTTAACAGATACAACAGATTATTTAGTATTAAGTTATTTCATAGCGAGTAAAACTGTATTGCCCCTTGACATATTTCAGGGAGTAAAAGAACAGATTGAATTTTACAGAGACAATAATATAACATTAAAAATAATAGGAACTATATCAGGGGACACGGACGATACAAGCATTGAGTTTTCTGCCCCTGTTCCTTACCTTGACCGTTATGCGGTTATAAAAGTAGATGATGGTGTAAACAGTGAGATACATGGCATAATAAGCAGAGAGCAAAATAAATACACATTATCGCAAATGTACGATGGAAATAAATTGATAAATGATTTTACTGATGCTACGGTATATTTGTATTATCCTATTGAGTTCGGGACTTCAGAAAAAGAAATAGTTTTTCCTGCTATAACAATATGGGGCTTTACTCCTGAAAGGGAATTGATTACTAATGAATTAGATCATATAGTTGACAGTGTGAAAGTTTCAGACGATTCCTTTCAGGAAAGACAGGTTGGTCAATATCTTAATTGGTTACTCATGATTGATTGTACGTGTAAAGAAGAATGGGGTATACTGGGAGAATTATCTAAAATAGTTAGAACAGTAATTGGTAAAAAGGTTGTCTGGGTGAACGGTAGAAAATGTTTTATTGATTTTGAAGCCCCACCTGTTATGAAAGAGCCGACAGACAGCTATGATATAATCCCAGAGGTGCAGTATAGCGCATACATAAAAGTGAGAGAAGAACTGTTCACAGAACAGACTCTATATAAAACAACATCTATAAATATAGATGCATTTCCAACAGAGCAAGGAGAAATTGAATAATGAAAGAAAAAGAATTTAAACAATCAGAGGATCAGGAAGAGAAGAAGGTCGGGAAAGAATTTAAAAAAATTTCTCCTTCTTCTGAGGTCATTCTCATGTTCAAACAGAATAGAAAATTTGAACTGAGAATAGGCAGGAACTATTTTACATTTTTTGGCAGGGAAAAAATAAAGGTCAATAGGTCAATAATTGAACACCCGGACTTTACTCCTGCAATCAAAAAATATTTTGTTGTTCAGGAGGTTAAATAATGAGAAGGCTCGGAGTTTATGGAGACAATTTACCGACAAAAAAATCAAAAGTCATTGAACCGGCTGATTTTACAGTGGGGGGAATACATGGATTATTTGAAAGAAAATACAATAAAACTTTTCTTGTAAATAATCCTTCAGAGTTTAGTGAAATATTCGGAAATAATATATTCCCGACATTTTACGGATGGGATGCAGTACAGGGATTTTTTGACAATCTTAATACTGTTAGAGGAAAACTATACATAAAATCTCATGTAGGTAATGATGGAACTGACATTGATGCAGTAGTGGCAAGCAGTACAGCTCTTGACGGTGCGGGGGAAAATTTACTTGAAATATCGGCAGCCTATCAGGAAGAGGACGAATACGGCACTTCAGGAAATAGAACCGCTTATAAAATTGAAAATGGCACTCGTTTTACCACAGCAATAAAAACAGCAACCACAAAGGATAATACTTATGTGATTGTTGACAGTGTCAGTGACATTAAAGTGGGGGACATTTTAAAAGTCGTTTCAACAGGCGGTGGCGGTGCAACTGTTTATAAAGAGATAACTGAAATAGATGAAAGCTCTGGTAAAGTTTCTTTTGCAGATGCCTTTGACGGTGCTGCTAATCCTGAGGTGGATGACGTTGTGACAATCCCCGGCTTCAAAATCAAAACCTATAGGAAGACACTTTCTGGAGTTGAAAAAGAGGTTGATGTTGAGCTTGGAAAACAATGGCTAACCATGCAAAACAGTGTCACAGATTATTATGTAGAAAATGTTTTCGCAGTTAGCAAGTGGATAAAGGTTACTGACCTTGACCCTACCACAGTAGTGGGAGCAGATATATTCCCGGCTGAAGTTGCAACGGCTGAATATCTGACAGGTGGTGATAATGGAACCAGCCCCACTACAGCAGCACACTGGAGTCTGGAATTATCGTCCTTTGACGATGACCCTATCAGAATGCTGTGCAATCCTGAAACAACTCTGGAGACAGTGAACAAGGCAGGGGAAACATACTGTCAAAATAGAACTGATAATCCTAAATGGATTTACAATATTTCATCTAATCAAACAAAAGCACAACTGCAAACAATCGGCTCTCTTTATCAGAGGAGTGATGATGTTCTCGGTGTTATCGTTGCTAACTGGTTAGAAAAAGACGATCCTTTTGCAACGGCAGTAAATGCCCCGAAGCGGGAAATTCCGAATGTCGGTCACGTTATGGGAAATTGGATTAGAAGTATTGGTCAACTGGGAATACATTATATTCCGGCAGTACCGACTAATCCTCTGTTAGGTGTGACTGGAGTTGTAGGGAATACTTTCCTTGATGACAATGACAGGACTGATTTAGCAGATGCAGGAATCAATGTCATTCAAAATGTCAGCGGTACAGGAATAGTAATCAAAAACTTTTTCACTCCTTCAACAACAAAAGAATTTAAATTTGCTAATGGCATTTTGATGAGAGAGTTTATTAAAATATCAGTAGTCAACTCGTTATCTGACACTGAGAATGAGCCGAACAATTTCGACAGGATACAGAATAGTCGTTCGGCAGTTGTCAGTTTCATGACACGGCTCTGGAGAGTAGGCAGTACAGGCAATGTCCCTGAAGGGGAAACCTTCGGGCAGACTATTGACCCGGAAACTGGACAGGGCTCTTCTATTTCAGATCATTTTCAGGTACAAGCAGATATTATCAATAACCCGCAGGCAAGCATTGAGGCAGGGGAGAGAAATATTGATACATGGTTCACATATCCATCACCGGCAGGAAGCATTAAAATCGGTGTTGGTCTTATGTTACTCGGGAATTAAAGGGGAGGTAAAAAATAATGCAATCAAATGAAATGATTAAAAAAGATAAAGTCTACTGGGACGGCGTAGAAGTCCCGGGACTTGTCAGTGTGGGGGAAATTTCCAGAGAAAAAAGTATAGTGGATGTTCCTTCATTCAGGAAAATCAGACCTGTTCAATCTGGAGTCGTTAAAAATCCAGAAATAACCCTCGTCTATAAAACAGACAGAGACACGAATACTCTGGAGTTTTTCGATAACTTCTTCGATAATAATGAAGTCAAGGATATGGAAGATGTAAAGACCGATGCTCATGGAGTAGAATTTCAGAGAGTTCTTTATACTGATTGCGAAATAAAGACAATGACTGAGCCTGCTTACGATGCAGCAAGTCCAGACTTCGCAAAAATAACTATTGTTATTATATATAACGATAGAGTAGTAGTATCATAAAAAATAGGAGCGTAGAATTATGATTAAGAGATTGCCAGTCCTTTACAAAACAGAAAACAATGTCTATCAAGAAATAGAATTAAAAAAGCCCTCTGGAGCAGAAAAACTGGCCTCTTGCCATGAGGAACTTCGTGTCAGGTTGCACAGTTTCAATTATCAGTCCTGAAAAAAATATTACTGACAGCATTCAAATAAAAACAGCCCTTAGCAATATGAGCAATAAGAACCTCGAATATTTATCGCAAGAAATAATGGTAGATTATTACAAAGGAGAGGATTTTGTAGAAGGTGTTTATCAGTGTCCACGGTGCGGGAATAATGTCATTGCAGAAAAGAGCAATGAAGATGGAATAGAAATTGACACAAGAGATCGCATAACTGACTTAAAAGTCAATTTTATGGAAAGCGTGGACGAGTTATTTTTTGAATTAGAATTTGAAGAGTCGATTGAATTATCAGAAAATGAAGAGCTGGTAAAAAATATTACAATCGGCTTCCCTACAGTAGAACACTATACAGAGGCTTTTAACAGCATAGGGGACAGGAACAAAGCAAAATTTCAATATGCAGTTTACGCAAGAGCAATAGAAAAAGTCAATGGTCAGGAAGTAGAAAAGAGCTGGAAAAGATCAAAGGGTTATTTGTTATTCAATAAATCAGAAAATACATTGAATGACATAGGAAAAATAACAGAATATTTTAATAGATATGGAGTAGATGCACGGATTGAAAAAACGTGCAGAGAGTGCGGGAAGGTCTGGCAACCTCTCATCAACACTTCCAATTTTTTCGGTTCCGCTCTCCTATAAATGTTTTTGAATTTGTGGGGGAGCAGGAACCTGTTTTTTGGATTATGCAGAGTTTAGCATATATAGATTACAGCCGTGAGGCATTCGTTAAAGAATCTATGTTAGTTATGCATTATTCAAAAGGGGGATTGACAGTGAGGGACTTAGAGAGAATGCCTTTTGATATATTTGAAATGTATGTAGATGAGGCAATTCGCATACAGAATGAGCAGACTAAAAATAATGAGGGAGACATAAAACATGGATGACATAGCATTAAGTTTCGATCCATCTGGTTTTTTATCTGGACTGAATGCAGTCACAGATAAATTGGGAACCCTCAATAATAATTTTCAGCAGATGGGGCAGAAAGGACAAAAACAAACGCAAGCGGTAGGACTATCCGCAAAAAATCTGCTCGGAGTTTTTGGAAAGCTGGGCATGCTGGCTGGAGCAGTAAAAGGTCTGCTTTCTGGTATTCCTGAACTGGGACAGACATTTAAAATAGCAGGGGATATATTTCAAAAGAACTTTTTATGGCCTTTGAGAAAAGAGCTTATGCCAATATTGCAATCCTTTCTAAACTGGGTAAGGGATAACCGGGCCATGTTTGTCAAATGGGGGACAGTACTGGCCAATGTTTTCCGTTCAATTTTCAGCATACTAAAAATGGTAATGAAAATAGCAAAAGACCTTTTTAGAACTCTTGCTGATTCTCTTGAAAGAATTTTTGGAAAAACTACTCAGACAGTAACCGACATGATGAATGTTATATTATTCAAAATAACAGCAATAGCAATGTTTATTCTGATGACATTAAAGCCTATTTTTGAGTTTCTGATTGACCAATTCACAAAAATAATAGAGCGAGTAAAAAACTTTGTGGAAGGTTTTATGGGAGGTTTTGGTTCCTTGACTCCAATCCTAAAAGAATTTGCGAATATATGGGATAGAATAATGAAAATATTTGATAAGTTAATGCCTGCCCAGAGCAAAATAAATTCAGGTTTTAAGAGGTTGGGGTCAATTCTTGGGACTACTGTGTTGGTAGTGCTCCTTGCTATAGTATCAGCTTTTGACTTAGTTATCACTGGAGTTGAGAAGGCAGTCAATCGATTAAGTTACTTCAATGCATGGAGAAAAGGCGACAAAAAGGAAATGAAACTACTCGACACCGAGAATGAGAAGATAAATCGGGACGCCAAAAAAAGATTTTTAGAACGTGGCGAAATGATAAAAAATTCTGCCATAAGAACAAAAGACATATTGATGGGCACTAATACTAAAGAACAAGTGACAACAAATAATAATTCCAGCACTAATATTAAAGGACAAGTGACAACAAACAATAATTCCGGCACTACTGTGAATGACAACAAAGTTGTAAACATAAATGTCAGCGGTGCCCGTGGTCCTGAAGAGACAGCAAAGACCGTAGAAAGAAACCTTCCTGAAGAATTAAGGGAGTCAAAATTCAGAGCAGGGGGTAGATAATGGATTGGTGGATGTTTGACTTAGGGAATTATCAGCTTATAACAACAAAAACAATTCCGGGGGATATGACAGATCAGAAAGACATTGTACTATCTGAGACACCTATTCCTGGAACAAACGCCCCTCATGTGCAATATGGCTCAGGGGGAATAAGAAAATTAAATTTCACTTTACCGATTATGAATAGAAATGGTATTCTGGGAAATGTCGGATTGCTAAAGCAGTTTGAAAATTTGAGAAACAGGAAAACAGGATTTTCTGAGATAAGTTCAACTCAATTTTCCAGCAATCCGCAAGTGCTGTATTATCATGGTACAGGTTCTATTCCTCTGGTTTACTGGGTTAAAAAATGCGACTTCACTCAACCGCAGGGATGGACAAATAGATTTGCACAGCCTCAATATACATTGATAGAGTTTGAATTATGGCTTGATGAGAGAAACCCACTTTATGAGGCTGAAGAGGTTTTTAGAAAATTTGCCTCATTGAGCAATTTTGTGTTTACTACAGCGCAGAACACAGAGAAATTAGTCAGAGAATTTGGGAAACTGCTATGAGATATGAAACAGTTGAAAATATAACATTCACAGATGTTAACAGAAAAAGCCGCATAATAAAGGATATGCGGGAATATGAGACGCAAAATATTGTAGCTGCTGTAAATGTCCTGAACAGCAGGTTCATAGATGAGATTGCAACCCGGGAAGAAATTTATGGTGATGGTTCGGAATTTGAGATTTATAAAATAGTAGATCAGAATATTGTAAAATTATTTGATGCAAGATTCAATTTAGAGAAAATTAAAAAACTGGAGATACCTGAATAATGTCAGTTATTTTAAAATAACTTCAAAGGATATTTCAGATAAAATATTTACTGAGGATATTATTTCATTCTCTTACAATGAGGAAAACTACAGGACACGGACTGGCTCCCTCTCTGTATATGACCCCGGTCATTATTATTCTAAAATTTTAAGATTTGGAGCAGTGTTAAATATTGAGTTTGGATATTTGAAGAGCAATGAATTATACAATCCTGTAATCACACAAATAAAAAACCCCACAGAGGTAATAGGAACAGGAAGAAGAACAGGCATAAAAGCATATATCCAGAATCCAAAAGGAAGTGCCGGCAGTAATGGAGTGGTGACGTATAATTGTACTTTTTATGGATGGGAAGCATTTCAGAAAAAGAGCAAAGCTGTTCATGTTAATATATCAAGAGGTAATCTGATAAAAAAACTTATGTCTGATATTGGTATTCTCAATCCTACTGTGAATTTCTCCTCACAGAATAGACTATTAAATGCAGATACTCAAATAATTCAGAGAGAAACAAGCTATAGATTATTATTGAAGCTTGCCCGTAAGTGGAGGGCAATTTTCAGAATTTCAAATGATGCAAAAGGATTATTGACAGGAATATTTATAAGTCCCGATAAAATAGAACTGCCAAATTTATCACAGACATTATCCGGGGCAATCGATGGGAACAGCGTGCTCTTAGAATATCAATCAGGAATAAAAAATGTGTTAGAATATTCATGGGAAAATCATCAAGGCAGTTCCGGCAGTGGAGACAATGTTCAAATTATTATGGGAGCCGACGGTAAACCGACATTCCAGAGATTTGTTGCTGAAGGAGACACCATAAAAACATACCGATTTAATCCTGAGAAAGTTAAAAATAGATTGAAAGCTGAAGGTAATTTTATAAAAAGAATTGATAAATTGGAAAAGTGGGTAAGCAATAATGATTTTGAAAAAATAAAATGGGCATTCGATCCTGTGGAAATGTCAACAGCTCCACAGGGCCTCGGCTATTCGATGAAATGCAAAATGATAGGAAACCCCATGATGTCTCCCCCTCTTAAGGTTTATTATGGGGAAGGCTTCCCTGTTTTCTTTACACCAAAATTGAGGAAAGGCTCAATTACTAATTTTCTTTGCAATTCTGTGACACATACTATAGACTCAAGCGGGTATTTTATGAATCTTGAAATTGCCGATGCTTATACAGCAAACGGGGGGAGTTTTGTCGGATGATAGAAAATGATATTTACGGTGAAATAATAAAAATCATCGATGAAGAAACATTATATCTCAGACATTTTGTTGGGGAAATAGTTGACATAGATGATGAGCTGAAAAAAGGCAGGGTGAAAGTCACATTGCCTGAACTGGGCATGGACACTCCTTCTCTTGCTATATGGTGCAATCCTCGTCAAGGCTCATCTATGATTGTACCAAAAGTGGGACAATGGGCAGAGGTTTATTTCATCAATGGGGACAGAATGAGACCTGTTTATTTATACCCGGCCTCTGAAATAAAAGATAACACACTAAAAAATTATACCGGAGACACAAAAGAAAAATATCTGTTTGAGGACAGCGACAGTAAATCAAATAACATAAAATATAATCAAAGCGAAAAAGAAATTACTATTTTTGACGGTGAGGATTATGCAGTAAAATATAATGAATTGAAAACAGCATTCGACCAATTAAAAGATGATTTTGATAATTTTGTAAATACAGTTTATAATGTTCATGTTCATGTAGTGACAACTCCCGATACAATAAATGGAACAGCGGCAGCAACCGTCAATACAGGAAGTTCAAGCACGGCAGACATGAGCAATAGCAAAGTAGAAAAAGTGAGGTTGTCATGAGTGAAATATTAAATGGCGTGAGTCCATGGGATATGTTTTTCTATTACGGAAAAATTGATCTTGAAAGTGAGGTTGTTTATGACCTGTATGAATTATTATTACAGCCGAAAAGGTCCATGTTTTATTTCAGAGATGGAGCGGGTGGAATTACTGAATTTGAAAACTATCCTTCAGGTATTCAATTACTGCTTATGAAATTTCAGGCAGCTTCAGCCATTGCAAACAGAAATGAGTATGTTAGCAATGGGGATTTATCATTAAGAGACAGGAGAGTTTGACACAGACGGCAATGTGACAATCGGAGTGAGATTTTTTCTTTATGCTGATTATCAGAGTCCGAAAAGTGCGAATTTATTATTGAAAAATTAAAGAGGTGAAATATGAGTAATCCAATACAATATACGAGCAGAACATTTTTACAGGTCATAAATGACATAAACAATGATCCTCAATTAGTGGATAAGCCAGAATGGTTTAAAAGGATGATTGCAGGTTCCCATGATGTTATTTCAATATATCAAAATGCAATAGCGAATCAATCATTTTTGAGAACAGCTTTTACACGTCAGGCAGTGGCCGATCTGTTGACACTTATTGATTATCACCTGTCATGGAAAACAACGGCTTCAGGGACTCTTTTATTTTACCTTTCACCTACAACAGTTTTTCCGAAAACTATTGACGTGGAAGATTTGAAAGCCCGGTCAAGTGGAACTATTGCAGTAGCTTCAAAAGTTTATGAAGCACGAGCAGGAGTAACACAAGCGCCAACGAGTGAAGGATTTACAACAGACTTTGCCAGTGATAATAATCTGGACGTGGCCCGTGAATATATGACAGGGGAAAAGGTGAGAGTATCTACAGATGACACACTCCCTGCCCCTCTGGCAGCAGGAACAGATTATTATGTCATAAAAAAATCAGACACAGAAATTACATTAGCTGAATCATTAGCGGAGTGTCATGCTGGAACTGAAATAACTTTAACAAGTGATGGAACAGGTAATCACACTATTACATTATTATCTGTTCGAGTGACCTGTTACCAGCAGGAGACTCAGGAGGATGTTTCTCTGGGGACCAGTGACGGAGTAACAGAATGGCAGCAATTTGATTTACCCGACCTCAACATTATTAGTGACACATTGACATTGACTATCAATGCACAAAGCTGGACAGTAGTTGACAATCTGGTTGAAAGCTCATCTACAGACAGGCACTTTTTGCATATCTATAATACAGATGGTTCAAGTTATATAATTTTCGGTGATGGTACTTACGGAGCAATCCCCGGCAATTTCGAGATATTTGCAGATTATGCTTTTGGCGGTGGAGCAGAAAGCAATATTACAACAGCGGACAGAATAAACAGCTATGGGGGCAGTGATATCGATGTTCTGGGAGTTTCTAATCCTTCAGCATTTACCGGTGGGGCAGATGAAGAAAATCTGGAAAGTGCAAAATTACTCGGGCCGACATTATTAAAAGCCCGTGACCGATTTGTCACAGTTGAGGACGGGGAAGCTCTGGCGCTTGCTTATGGCGGGATCATCAGAGTCAAAGTAAACAAAAACGTTTATGGCCTGTTATCCGCTCAAGTGCCAATAGTCCCCGCAGGTGGTGGGAGTCCTTCAGCTGGATTGAAAAGTGCATTGCAAACATATTTGATTGATAGGACTGTACTGGATAGTATTGATGTGAGAGTGGAAGACCCGACATATAATGCAGTTTCGATAACATCAGCTATAAAGGTCTTGACTGGTTATACATTCGCAGACATTAAAGATTACATTGTTCTCGCATTCAGATTGATTTTTTCAGAGGTCACTTATGAGATACAACAGGAATATGAGCAAAATGGAATAGCCGATGCAATCGAATATATCAATAATAAATGGTCAACATCTTTTACCAGTGCCGATAATACGCAGATAATCACATTACTGGAAAATATAGAACCGGCAAACTTTGGAACTGATTTTCAGGAATCAGATGTATTGACTGTCATTGATGCCTATGTGGAGGGGGTAGATTATTTAACTATTGCAGCCCCTGCCTTTCCCATAACGCAGGCAGATGATGAAATTACTCAGGATGATATTGATCCTATGAATATTACGGAGATTGTATAATGTTACCCATAGCATTTGAAGACAACATTCCTGTACTGCTTAAAAAAGCCCTGACAGTAGATGAGGCAGGGCAGGCCCTGGCTGATTTCTGGGATGAAAAATATCAGGAATTGGTTAATGAAATATTTGAAATTTATTATTTCAAAAGGCCAGACAGGTGCCCTTCTCAATTTTTGGATGAGCTGGGCTACTGGTTAGCAGCAGATATAAAAACAGAGGATAGTGATTTTACAAAAAGATATAAAATTCTGAAAGCGATTAAAACTCATAAATTAAGAAGCACATGGACAGCAGATGCAAAAAATAGAATAGATGCTATAACAGGGCTTAACTCTGTTATTTATTCGCAACAAAATAATGATGATGCGATATGGTTAGCACAACAAAGCAGTGATCCTGATTTTTATTGGATGACATGGCAGGATAACAGCGGGACAGATGATGACCTCGGCATATGGTGGATAGGGGATTTTACTGAATATGTTGTTGCAGGTAATGTATACATAAACTGTCATGAGGGGGTAGATGTTTCAACTTTGACGGCAGAGCAAATACAACAAATAGTAGAAAATCTTGAAATGGACGTTGCTCCTGCATATATGGCTGTCTATCTGGGTTATGTCAATTCCTTAGATCAATTTATAGTTTACACCGGCGGAATAATAGATTAAAAAAAATAGGAGTGATAAAAAATGTTAAAACACGGTAATCAGAAATACAATACAACAGTCCCTTACAAGACCGGGGATAGATATTATGTGCAGGACAATGTTCTTGATTTTAGATCATTGCAAGATTTTATCGGCAATATAATTAAAGATGTCGGCACAGCAAAGTCTATCCAACTGCCCTTTGTTATATCCGGCGGAGTTGTCAGCAAGGGAGCGGGGGATACTCTGGACATTACGGCAGGTGTTGGTTATGCCGAA